ACGAAACAGAGTTTTTGATAGCAGCCAGAAAACCAGCCAGTTCAAATGCAGCCTTGACAGCATTGCCATCGGCGGCAGACATGCAGAACGATGCGAAGCAGTCAATCGCGGTGACAGCCGCGTCAGCGTCTTTAATAAAAAATCTGGTCATCCTTAAACCTTTCAAAACTGAACCATCCAAGCACCAGCCCACAGCCGGTGCTTACAAAGTTTAGTTCACATTGTGGGCTTCAAAGCGTCACTACTACTGCAAGCTGGTGTTCTCTACATTCAACCGCCTCACTAGCCCGTTTCCCAGTGGCGGCACTCGCAGCGTTTACGTTAGTCTCTGAAATACTCCCACACGTTTCAGGGTTCACTTTACTTTGAAGATCCTCGTATTGAGCGTGTCATCTGATCGAAACCCTAGCGACCTCGCGGTCAGGAATGCCAAACTGGAGCGATTGCCATGGGCCTTGCGGCGTTGTCCGTCGAGGGCTGTGAGCGCTGGGCTCGTTGCCCCCCCGACTTCGATTACCCTTATGACAGCTAAAGGCTCCCTTGTCTACCCCTAATGTTGATTAAAGTTACCTTAGCACTAAAAGCCTTTAAAAGTAGGGGTTTGGCTGGTATAAAAAGTGCAATAGAACTTTTGCAGCGGGGATCCAGATGGACAAGCAGCACGTCAAATCAGGGGTGATTCGCGGGGTGATTCGTTGGGGCAGGGATGCAAGCTGCTAGTGGGGTGTAATAATACCACCCACTGAAAACATTGAGAAAAAAGGGCATGAGATGAAAAAAACACCGACAAGCAGCACGTCAAAAGGCAAGCCAAAGCTCACGGTTGTAGCTGCCAGTGAACCAAAGAAAACCCGCAAGCGATCCCCTAACGCTGGAGTAAGTCAACTGACAGACAAACAGGAAGCTTTCTGCATGGCGGTCATGAGTGGCAGCAGTTTCTCTGATTCTGCATGGCGGTAATGAGTGGCAGCAGCTTCTCAGAGGCCTACAGAGCCGCGTATGATGCAGAGAACATGGCAGATGCTACAGTGCATAGGGAAGCTTACAGACTGGCAGCAGAGAACCCCAAGGTTTCAACTAGGCTAGAGCAGATGGCTGTGGAGAAAGAAGCAGAGCAGCGCGTGTTGGGCCTCTCTCGAACAGATCTGGTTTTGAAACAGCTACAAGAGATTGCGCTAAACGAAGACGTGCAGGATGGCGCAAGGGTGCGGGCCTTGGAATTGCTTGGCAAGAACTGCGGGCTATGGATTGATCGTGTGGAAACCACTGACAAGGCGGAGCGCAGCGCGGATGAGATCGAGGCGGATATCGAGGCACGGCTCAAGCGGCTTGGCATGTGAAAAAGAAGTGCTATTGAACTTTTGCCTCGCACACGCACAGAATTAAAAGGAGTTTTACCCCCACCCACCCCCGACCACCCCCCGCGAGCGCGCCCGATTATTCTGACCATACATAGTATTACACACAAATAATCTCAAAATCTGGTGAAACAGAGACCCCACCCTATGAATACCCCAACTTTTTTCATAAAACAGCATATTATATATTTACTACTATTATATATCAGGTATAGATAAGTTATATATCTGTTAAAGGTATATAACAGTTAAAGGTATATAACTGTTTACCTGATATATATAGGGGGAACGGCTTGCGAGATTTAAGTCAAGTTCTGTCTCAGATATCAAAGCTCCCACCCAATGAGAAAGCTGCCCTTCTCAAGGATCTTGAAGCTCTTGAGGATGTGCAGAACAAGAAGAAAGCTAAGGAAGACTTCATTTCCTTTGTGAATCTCATGTGGCCTAGCTTTATTAGTGGGCGGCATCACCAGAAAATGGCGAGTGCGTTTGAACGTGTTGCTAGTGGCGAGTTAAAACGTCTGATTATCAACATGCCACCCCGTCATACCAAGTCAGAGTTCGCCTCTTACTTACTGCCAGCATGGTTTCTAGGAAAGTATCCTGAAAAGAAAGTCATTCAAACCGCCCACACTGCTGAGTTGGCAGTTGGATTTGGTAGGAAGGTGCGGAACCTCATACAATCTGAGGACTTCCAGAACGTGTTCAGCGGTATAACTCTGTCATCTGACTCCAAAGCGGCAGGAAGGTGGAACACAAACAAGCGCGGTGACTACTTCGCCATTGGTGTTGGTGGGGCAGTTACTGGTAAAGGTGCTGATCTCCTCATTATTGATGATCCTCACTCAGAACAGGATGCACAACAGGGGCAATTCAACCCAGAAGTCTATGATCGTGTGTATGAATGGTACACATCTGGCCCACGTCAGAGATTACAGCCCGGTGGTGCCATCATTGTCGTGATGACACGCTGGTCACTGCGAGATCTGACTGGGCAGATCATGAAATCTACAGGAAATAAGAAAGGTATGGACGAATGGGAGGTCATTGAGTTCCCAGCTATAATGCCTTCGGGCAAACCCCTCTGGCCTGAGTTCTGGTCAATGGATGAACTGGATGCTTTGAGGGCAGAACTTCCACCTTCAAAGTGGAATGCCCAATATCAACAAAATCCCACGTCTGAGGAAGGGGCGCTTATCAAGCGTGAGTGGTGGAGAGAGTGGGATAGACCCAACCCACCCCCCTGTGAGATCATATTGCAGTCTTGGGACACCGCATTCCTCAAGACACAGAGATCTGACTATAGTGCTTGCACCACATGGGGGGTATTTTACCACCCTGATGATACGGGGCGCAGTCAACCTAATCTAATTATGCTTGACGCCTACAAGGAAAAGCTTGAGTTCCCAGATCTAAAACGTGCTGCTTATGAAAAGTATATGGAGTATGAACCAGATCAAATGATCGTGGAGAAGAAAGCTTCTGGTGCCCCATTGATATTTGAACTGAGGGCAATGGGTATCCCAGTTACAGAGTTCACTCCTTCTCGCGGGCAGGATAAAATTGCTAGGGCAAACGCTGTGACTGATCTGTTTGCCAGTGGATCTATATGGCACCCACCCACCCAGTGGGCACATGAGGTTATTGAAGAGTGTGCTGCCTTCCCGTCAGGAGAGCATGATGACTATGTGGATTCCACCACTCAAGCACTACTGAGGTTTAGGCAGGGCGGTTGGGTTAAGGCTGAGTCAGATGATTGGGACGATGAGCCTAAGTATCAGCGTCCTGTAGAGTATTATTAAAAGTTCTATTGAACTAAATATCTATGTTTATCTTGGTTCCTTGGGGTCGATCTGCATTTGTTTTTCGACCAAAGCGATCATAAGCTTCTCCCAAGTCAAACCTTTGCTTTGCTAACGCTTCTAGGTGACTGTGATTGGCCCTGTGTTCCTTCTCCACTCTTTGCTCAGCAAGGTGAGCTTCTATTCGCTCACGACTTTGAGTCTGTTGGTGGATATCCGACTGAATGTTGAATGGGGCTGACCCCACGCCACTTAGACCGTCACTCATAGTCTACCCTGCTTTGCCAAGATTATTACAACCGTTATGCCAATCATTATTGAAACAATAATCGTGGAGCCACCGTAAACGATAATACGTTCAATCCGCTTTGCTTTACGCTTTTTCTCAGCCTCAAGCTTTGCCTTGCGATCTTTTCTTGCCTGTACCCGTATAGCTTGCAGTTCTCCCCACGCACTGAAGCCTCTGGTTGCAATGACGATCTGGCGAAGCTCTTCCTCAGCGTCCTTGGCCTTTTGTAAGTTCACAAAAGTCTCCATCGCATTTTCATCAGAACCTGAAAACAAACTGTTTTTCTTTTTTTCATGGGCAGCGCGTAACTCATCTACTCCGTCGAAGAACTCACCAATTTGCTTAGTGACATTTACCAATTCCTTGCCTGCGGATACGGCAGATTTCACAGCCGCAAGCGCCGTAAATGGGTCAATCATGTCTTTCTCCCCCTGCCAACAACGATGTACGGTGGACAGAAGTGCTTCCAAGGAACTCTTACCTTGGCTGGGTATTGGTAATAAAACTGCGAAACTTCTCTAGGGCACCTATACTCACAGGTCTGGTGCAGACCTATAGTCGGGCTTTGACTAGCTAATACCGCTGTTAGGGCGCATATAAACATATCTCATGCCTATCTCCCCCTATTTCTCTGCAAGTTTGTCTATCTTGCCTTCAAGCCTAACGAGGTGATCAACAACTCTCCCAAGTTCCCCCGCATGTTCTTCCCTCTTTATATAATTCTCTCTTGTCATGTTCAAAAGAATATTTAGGCGCTTTACTTCAGATGCAATTTGATTGGCCCACCACCCTATGGGTAGAACCACAAAAGTTAATACGATGTTCCAAATCAACATGTTATCCATGATTTTTTAATACAGTAATATAATATTTGTTTCAACAGCCTGTCTAAGTTAAAGGATAATTATGGGTGCATCTCCCAGTGCCCTAGTCGGGGTGTGGTGGCTTCCCCCAAGTTGCCCACCTCGACACTAGACCGCACAATAATATTTTGATAACGTCCACATACACAAGCTGAAGGTGATTCATGGCTATAGAAAAACCAATGGTTCCTTCTGATGTAGAGATTGAAGAAAATCCATCTGAAGAAGAGCTTACTGTTGAGATCGTAAATCCAGACTCCATTTCTATGGAAACAGAGGATGGTGGAGTTGTCATTGATTTCGAGGGCAGTCTTTCTGAAGACTTAATGGGTCCAGATCATGATTCTAATTTGGCTGAGTTTATAGAGGAATCAGAACTTGAATCTATGGCATCTGAGCTTGTTAGTGATTTTGAGTCTGACCGTGAGTCACGCTCTGATTGGGCTAGGGCTTATGTAAAGGGTTTAGATTTACTTGGTATGAAGATTGAAGACAGACAGCAGCCGTGGGCTGGAGCGTCTGGTGTATTCCATCCTGTGCTAACAGAATCCGTTGTTAGGTTTCAAGCGCAAGCAATGGGTGAACTGTTTCCTGCGAGTGGCCCCGTTAAATCAAAAATTATGGGGAAGATGACCCCAGAAAAAGCTGATCAAGCTGATCGTGTTCAAAATGAAATGAACTATCTTCTTACAGAAGAGATGACAGAATATCGTGATGAGCTAGAGCAAATGCTTTTTAAGCTTCCTTTGGCTGGATCTGCATTTAAGAAAGTTTACTATGATCCACTAATGGACAGGCCTTGCGCTGTATTTGTTCCATCTGAAGAGTTTGTTGTATCTTATGGAGCAACAGACTTAATGACGTGCCCACGATACACGCATGTCATGAAGAAAAGCGAAAACGAAATAAGAGAACTTCAAGTTGCTGGTTTCTATCGTGACGTAGAATTACCCGCACCATCTCCAGACTTTTCTGATATCCAAGAGAAGTATGATGAGTTGGATGGGGAGAGTGCAGTAATTGAAGATGATGACCGTCACACAATACTTGAAATGCATGTAACAATTAACATGCCAGATGAGTTTGATGACCCAGATGGTATTGCTCGTCCATATGTTGTGACGATTGATAAGTCATCAAGAGAAATTTTATCCATAAGAAAGAACTGGTACGAGGATGATCAGAGGAAAAAGAAGCGTTTACACTTCGTTCACTACCGCTATCTGCCGGGCTTGGGCTTCTATGGAACGGGTCTTATACACCTTATTGGTGGACTTGCTAAGTCGGCTACATCCATCCTTCGTCAGTTGGTGGATGCTGGCACACTGTCGAATTTGCCAGCGGGTCTTAAAGCTCGCGGTCTTCGTATTAAGGGGGATGACACTCCTCTTATGCCGGGTGAATTTAGGGATGTGGACGTACCGGGCGGTGCCATCCGTGACTCGATTACGTTTATCCCTTACAAAGAGCCATCAAGCGTATTGTACTCTTTACTTGGAAATATTGTCGAAGAGGGACGCCG